AACAGCGCAAACAGCAGCAGAACTTGCTGAAACAAACGCTGAAACAGCAGAGACAAACGCTGAAACAGCTCAGACAGCAGCCGAGCTTGCTGAAACCAATGCCGAAACAGCAGAAACTGGAGCTGTCGCTGCGCAAGCTGCCGCAGAAGCAGCCCAAGCTGCAGCGGAAGCCGCAGCCGGATTAACCTGGTCGGTTATTGATAATACGGATAGTCCTTATGCAGCCTCCACAAAAGAAGGATTAGTCATCAATGCCACTACAGCAGCAGTTACAGTAAACCTTCCGGTCACTCCTAATCCTGGAGATACAGTAGGGTTGGTTGATGGTTATAATAAAGCCACAACTAATACTATTACTATCGGTAGAAATGGGAGCAATATTGAAGGCACAGCCGATGATATGATTATCGACATTGATGGAGCTGGTCTGACTCTTGTTTATGCTGATGCGACAAGAGGGTGGGAGATTGTCAGTGAACTTGGCAAAACTTTAACGGATGCTGAGTTGTCTGCGATTGCGAGTCTGACCTCTGCTTCCGGTAAGATCATTGAATTTACAGGTTCTGGTACGGCTCAGTTGATTGACACTCCTGTTGTAGCGGCTGCTGTGATAACTGATAATGCTTTGGTTCGTGGGGATGGAGGTGCTAAAGGGGTACAAGAATCAACTGTTCTTGTTTCCGATGATGGTGAGATGACAAATCCTTCACAACCAGCTTTTTCTGTAAAAATGAGTTCGGGTCAAGACAATCTCGCTGTGAATTCTGCTATTGATATAATATTTGATACCGAAATATTTGATATAGGCAGTAATTTCAACACTGGTACTTATACTTTTACAGCTCCTGTTACGGGTAAGTACTTACTTACTGCCCATGTTACCTTTAATGCAATAGATACTGCAGCAGGATATTTAAGATTTTATATAGTTACAAGTAATAATACTTACTTCTTTAAAATAGATTCTAATACAGAATATGTAAATGATAGTGGTAGATCTACTGCGTCTCTTACTATTGTTGCAGATATGGACGCAAATGATACTACGACTGTGCAAGTTTATGTTTCTGCAGGAGCAGCTCAGACAGATATAGTTCAAGCACAATATTCTAACTTCTCAGGTGTATTAATTTGCTAATACAGGAGGATAAAATGAAAATCCAAATTGACGGAGAAACAATTTTAACATTATCGGATACCGATATTGCGGCTCTTGGCAATGATCTGACATCAAAAACGGATTGGGTGAAACAAGCCTTAATCGGCAAGATTAATGCTTGCAAAAAGCGAATGATCAAAGAATGGCAACCAAAACTGTTCAATGATCCCACAGTCGAATCAATTCCAGCTACTGAGGAGGCATTTATTGCTATGGTCATTGCAAGACCTGATTATAAAAATCGGGTTGCCAGAGATATGGAAGTTGAAGAATTAAAATCTTAGACTGCCACTGGCGGCAGTCTTAAACAGGAGATGAAATCATGTCTTTTAATTTATCTAGTTTATTCGGGGGTAACGCCCAACCGTATGATGCTATCCTTGCTTCCATAGTAAGCGGTACAGGTGGAGTAGAGATCACCAATTCTGGTACTGATACATTGATGAAGTTATCACAAGCGGGCAATGGAATTGCTTTTGAAATTGACAACGATGGCACTCAACACGCTTGTTATATTCACCAAGATGGGGTTTTGGCGGCAAGTAAATATGGGTTGTATGTCTATTCAAACGCTGTCCAAGTCAACGCACCGCTTGTTAAAATCCATCAAGACAACGCTTCATCTACTTATCATGTCATAGATATTACAAATGATGGAACAGGGGATTCTATCTATATAAACCAAGTCGGTGTACTTGCCGCAGGTAAACACGCTCTTTACGTTTATTCAAACGTTGCTCAAGTCAATGCAGTTCTTGTTTACATTAATCAAGACCATGCCAGTTCTAATAAAAATGTAATGGAAATTAGAAACGATGGGACAGGCAATGCTTTAAAGCTAAATCAAAATGGTGCTGCCGCTTGTATATATGCCTATACGAATAATGCCAGCGGTTGGATTGGACAGTATTATAATGATGGAAACAATGCGAATAGGTGGGGGCATATGATTCAAGCCGGTGCTGATAATGCAAGCGGTTTAACTCATTATTTGTACTGTATGGATGGTGATGGTCACCATGTAGGAAATTTAGAAAATAACGGTGGAACATTTCAACTTGTCGATAGTTCTGATGAACGGATGAAGGAAAATATTGTCGGTACTTCAATAGAAGGGCTTGCTACAATCAACGCTTTAAAGGTTCGTGACTTCGATTGGAAAAAATCCGGTGATCATTGTTCCGGTGGTTTTATAGCCCAAGAAATGCTTAAAGTGTTCGCCCCTGCCGTTACCGGCAAGGAAGATGAGAAAGAACTTTATGAAGCTGAAAGGGAAAGAGGTGATATAGTTGACAAAGAATCCGGTGAAATAATTGAAACTGATGTTGATATTCGGGATTATCACAGAGAAAAGCAGGATCTTGGCGAGTTTGTAAAAACTAAAGATCCTGTAAGGGGAGAACGGGATAAAATGATGGGTGTTTCAAGGGATCGGCTTGTACCTGTTTTGGTGAAGGCAATTCAGGAATTAGCCGCAGAAATAGAGTTGCTTAAAAAATCTTAGATTGCCACTAGTGGCAATCACCATTGAAGGAGACTACTAATGAGCGAATCAATCAAACTACATCCGGCAGTTACCGAGAGGTTAGTAAACATCAACACAGCAATTAACCAACTTCAAGCCCAAGTACAGAGTATCTGTGAGGCTACGATAGCTGCCAAGAATCTTCTCAGTGAAGATCCTGCAGAGAACAAGTACACTCTTAATCAAGAGTGTACGGAGCTTGTAAAAACTGATCAACCGATATTACAATAATGGGGTGAAACTATTATGAGTAATTTATACCAAGACATGTTAGCACGTACAGTGGTGAGTCGAGTGGCGAAGTATATGTTCCCAAGTGGTATTTGGTACATCGATCCAAAAACTGAAAAGATAACCCATAAACCACAATTACTATGGAATGTACCATGGGTGTCTACAAATAATATGGCCCGTAATCCTGATAAGCACTGTGGATTATTAAAGACAGTTCTGTTCGAATGTTTTGGTTTTCATCCAGAGTTCTGTAAAACTGTTTGTCATAAACTAGTAGTACATCCAACTACTTTCCATGACCTTTGGAAGATGTACTCTATTCAAGAGAAATTGCAATATGAAGCTAAGTGCGGCATAGAACTACGACCAAATGTAGACTGGGCGTACGGTGGATATTTTTATTGCTACTCTATGAAAGAAGCTCACGATAAAAGAATAGTTGTCCAAAAGGAAATCGATAAACATTTCCGTGAGCCATATAAAGTTCAAATCAAACGAGGCTGCACAGAGATGGAAGATCGGTTTGGTCCGAGTTCTGAATGGGAAGATACTGCAGAAGCTATACTCTTAGCAGAAGACCACTATGCTTCTTTCTTTGACTTCCCGTCAGAGTTAATGAATCAACCGGCATTTATTAAGCCAGATATATTTCTAAAATGGTTTGACCGAGCAGCTGATATAGGGGATAAGACTGTCCAAGAATATAATGGACATCGCCCTTTGGTCGAGATGGACCTTGACTATTATTAAGGAGTTTGTTATGTGGTCATTTATTAAGTATTTTTCACGCAAGCATTATGATCTTTTATTAGGATTAGTTCTCGCAGGGTATCTTTTGCACGAATATGGAGTTGAACCTATATGGGCGGCATTCCTGAAATAGTTCTACAAGGTGGAGTAGCAGTAGTTGTTGTTTTTGTTGTTCTTACTAAGTTCATAGAATTGATCAAATATCTTACTAAGGGTAATCATAATCCTATTGTAACTCCTGCTGTGCAGTCTGAGTTATGTAAAGAGCATCATGCTCAATTACTTGAAGCAATTAAAAGTCATAAAACTGATGCTGATCAATACATGCGAGATGCCTTTGGTATTTTACGAAAAAATAGTGACCGGCTTGCTTTAATTGTAGGAATTGAAAGTGATCAAAAAGCTATAAAACAATTATTAGAAGCTTGGCGGATTGACTATGAACAGATTACAGAGATTGTGAAACATAATACTAAAGTAATAGATAAAATATATCTTAAAGTAAAGGAGGAATAAAATGGGACAGCTTGAAGGATGGACAGGAAACGATGCGTCTGGTTTCTTAGGTGGTTGGCGTAAATTACTCGCTGACCTTATTACGTGGTGTTTAGTAACTATTGGTTACGCACATCATGAAACTCATGCAGGTAATAGGTATTTTTGTTTGTATAGCGTAGCGTCTTTAGGAGCAATGGCAACCCCTGATGATACGATAACACTAACATGGACAACACCTAATACCACCGAGTGGGAGCATTTTACTTTTATGGCAAAAGGTACGGCTGGTTGGCGAATTAGATTGATAGAAGCTCCCTCTGGTGGGGCCGCCAATCAAACTGGAGAATTTACAATGCGTAACCGAAATCGTAATTCAGCTAATACCGCTTCCTGTATTGCTTTGGATGCCGGTGTCGGAGATGTCAGTTATGACGCTACTCTTGCCACAGGTGGAATCACCTTATGGGATGAGTACCTTGAAGGTACTGGGGGCCCACAATCAGGTGGGTCTGGTAGTGGCGCTCGAGAAGAAATCGTATTAAAACAAAACACCAAGTACCAATTGTCTCTTTATGGTACAGATACAGATCCGGCGACTATCGGAATTGATTTCTACGAACATACAAATAAGGCTTAATTATGGCTGAGCAAGAATTAGTAGACGTTAAATGGATTTATTATCTTGGTGCTGCGATAGTAGCTCTTTGTGGCACTATCGCAGCGATGGCCAAGTGGATCGTAAAAGAACGAACTAAGATGGCAGAGCAATATGCTAAACTCAATGTTGCTCTACTGAAAGCTCTTGATAGAATTGGAGATCATCTTAGGGATTTATATAATAAAGATCCTAATGGAGTTCGAGCTACTCGGACTCAATACAACTTTAATCTCAATGGTGACAAAAATGATGGATGACCTTAAAAAACAACTTGAACTACACGAAGGATTTCGTAAACATCCATATAAGTGTACTGCAGGTAAGGTTACTATTGGATTCGGACGAAATTTGGATGATGTAGGTATTAGTCGAGTTGAAGCAGGTATTCTACTTGAGTATGATGTTTTAATTGCTATTGAAGAACTTGAAAAAGTTTTTCCCAATTTCTCTACTTTTACAGATGTCAGGCGAATAGCTCTAATTGATATGATGTTTAATCTTGGGGCTTCTAGATTCGTGAAATTTAAGAAAATGATTCTGGCTATCCGAGCAGAGCATTGGGAGCATGCAGCATCTGAAGCGGTAAATTCAAGATGGTATAGTCAAGTAGGAGATCGAGCAAAAACTATTGTCAATCAACTATATGTTGGTTAGGAGTAGATATGAATTTTGATTGGAAATCAGTTGTTAAAACTGTAGCACCTATGATAGGTACTGCATTAGGTGGGCCGATGGGAGGAATGGCTGCCAAAGTTGTTAGCTCTACTTTGTTAGGTAAGGAGGATGGAACTGAAGAAGAACTTTCAACAGCTGTATTAAATGCATCTCCCGACCAACTCGTTGCTTTGAAAACTGCCAATGCTTCCTTTAAAATAGAAATGAAGAAGTTAGGTTTGTCAGAGCGAAAGTTAGCATTTCAGGATGCTGATTCGGCCCGCAAACGAGAAATGGAAGTCAAGGATGCTACACCGGCTGTCCTCGCCTACGTATTAACCGCTATCTTTGCCGTGGCCTTAGGTGGGATGTTTTACATAGCTATTCCTGACGGCAATAAGTCTATGGTAAACATGATGGTAGGGTCATTGGGAACAGTATGGATTGCTGCAATGGCTTACTATCACGGAAGTTCAAGAGGCAGTAGACTCAAGGACTTATCAAAGTAGAGATTGCCGGAGCTCGCTGTCACCACCGGCAGCGCTAGCGGCCTCTCGTCACCCCGGATGGCCGCTAGCGCATTACAACTTAGTAACATACTCATAGATCACATAAATAATAAATGCTGCAGTAACTATATAAATAAGTATTTCAAGCATAATATCCTTTCTCTCTGCCATATCGTTTAAGTGAGTCAAGCAATTCCTTTTGATTAGAACCTCTAATTCTAAGAGACTGCATGATTCGCTCATCTATTGTATCCTCAATGATTAAATGACTTGATACCACTGTTTCACTTGGTTGCCCTTGCCTACGTAATCTTCTTATTAATTGATAAAATAATTCATAAGACCATGTCTGAGCACACCAACAAAGGTTACTTCCACCTGTTTGTAGATTTAATCCAAACCCTACTGACCGAGGATGACATAATAATATAGGAAGCTCTCCTCGATTCCAGGCATTTTCTAATCTCACAGAGTCTTTAGGTTTAGTTAAACCGGCTATGATGGGTACGTCATTACCAAAAGCTCTTTTCAATAAGTCATACTCAAATTTAAACCATATAGGAATCAACAGAGACTGACCTGCTAAACTCTCTACAAGTTCTTTGAGAGCCTGGACTTTGAGAGTGTGAAACTCCATATACTCCCCACCTCCTACATCTGTATACATAGCACCCTGAATAAATTGCCGAAGCTTGTTAGACAAACCCGCCGCATTAAATGCAGTTATTTCTTGGTCGGCAACATCCAAAAAGAAATCTGTTTCAAGATCTTTGTACTGCTTCCGAAGCTTAGGGGGTAGCTGTATCTTGATAGGATTATAGATAAGTCTCGGAAGTTTAAGATGATCATCAGCTTCCAATCTAAAAGTAACAGGTTTAATGAGAGACTGAATCTGTTTAGCACTACCCTGCCGAAGTGTGGTCTTGTAAAGTGGGGGCCCAGTATAGTTGAAGAAGCGGGACCGGTATTTATAATACACTGGAGTAAGAGTCTTACCTTCATCTAAACAGTAGTATTGACTCCAGAGATTATGATAACCCATTGGAGCTGGAGTAGCAGAGAGACCATACCGGTAGGAAGTCATAATAGGGGTTAACTTCTTAAACATCTTGAATCGCTTAGTCGATGGATCTTTAATCCACGAAGCTTCATCAAATGCCATTATACATTTCTTCCACACCAGACCTTTCTTTATTTGTTCAAAGAACCACTTGATACCTTCATAATTTATGATGTAAATATCACGTGGTTTTTTGCTGGCTAACTGTAGTAACCAGTTCTTGTCAGGTCCATGGAGAATTGAATAAGTTAGCTGAGGAGTCCACTTCTTTATCTCAGTAGGCCAAGTGGTATAACATGGTCTAAGCGGAGCAACTACAAATAGGGGAGTTGATGTCTTGAGTCGCTCCTTGATTTTTAGAGTGATTGCTGTCTTGCCTAAACCTGCATCAATTGCAAAGTAGACTGATTTCTTTTTAATTCCGAAGTTGATAGCTCGTTTTTGATAGTCATGTAATTCTAGTTTAGGCATAATCCTCCCAAGGTACATAATGATTTTCAAATATTTGGTCCCAGTTACAACCATGCATAACTTCGGGTCTTTCTAAATCTGAGAAGCAAAAAGGCCGCACAGTTACTTTGCCGAATTGAACCGAAGTATATGCAAACCTTTTGGCCGAGGGAAAGAATGTTTTTAATTGCATTAAAATGTCTGTAGCATACGCGATATTATGCGCTGCAATTATCACTTGTTTTTCCTCATCCCAGTTATCAGTTATATACTGGGCTAAGTGTAAAAGCATTTTTGTTGTTCTTCCAGATCGCCGTGCCATGCTCGCATTCCTTTCGTTATTTTTCGTTTTTCAAAACTAATACCTTAGCATAGGGTCGATATTTTGGGTCGTTTTGTTTCGTTATGAAATACAAAATAAACGTGTGCCATTCACTTTTCTTCGTTATCTTCCTTAGTTACTGACTTCGAATCGAT